AAGCCCAATTTTGATTGTGCTTTTACCGCGCCACTTAAAAAGGCCGCGTATTTTGTCCCCGCTAAACCTCCCTCAAACACATTTTGCAAGTTACCAATAACGGCAAATTGCTCAGCAGTTTTAATACCGTGGTCTTTCGCAGACGAGCCCAAATTAGTGTAAGCCTGCATTAAGGATTCGCCCGATGATTTGAATTTATTTGCGGTAACGGTGGCTTGTGCTGAAATTTGCTCAACCCACTTTTCTTTACCAATTTTTGCCGCCTCGTCACCAAAAATACCGTATAACTGGGAAATATAAGAACCCATGGCTTTTACGTCTGAACCAGTGGCTTTGGCAAGAATGTTTGAGCTTTTAGAAAAGGCGACGAGTTCACTATCGGTTAAACCGTCAATGGCGCGCGCAATTTCATTCGTAGAATTCACTACGTCCGTTGCAGCGCCCCCATATGTGGCGGAAAAATCAAGGGCAAAATCGGTGATTTTGTCTAATCCCGCTTGTTCGCGCCCAGTAGCTTTAATTTCATTAAGTGCACGGTTGAAATCAATGGCGGGATCTAGGGCGTTTTTCATCGCTGCCCCAGTGGCAATAATGCCTGCCGTACCTAAACCAATACGGCGCATTGCATCTTCACCACGCTTGCCTAAATCATCAATGGTCTTCATCACGCCTTTAAGTGGCGCGGAAAGCTGATCATTTAAGCTGATGATGTACTCAAGCCCCTGAATAGCCATTGTTTAATCCTAAAATACCTTGGCGATACCGCTTGCTACGGCATTTGCCTGTTGTTCAAAATACTGTTTATGTAACCATATTGCGCGCGCTAGATTGTAGTCGCTATTATCTGCGTGTGGTAAATAGTGCATGCGTAGCGCAATAGCTTGCGATAAGCCATTGCGCTCTATGCTATCCACACGCGAGGCTAGTTTTTTACCGTAATATTAATTTTAGGTACTAATACCTCATTCACTTTTCCCGCAAGTAAACCTGCAAGACCCGGTACATTAATGATTGCTAATAAATCTTCTTTTTGCTCACGCGCTACAATCGCAAGTAGATAATCTTTGATTGGGGTCACCTTATTGTCAGTCGTAATGTCATTCATCATTTGATCATATGCGCTGTTGTCTCGGAGAAAAGTGAACTCAACCCCTTCAACATCGACTTTGACCGAATCTTTAAGATTGCCAGTAAGTTTATCTAACAAAGTTTGTGCGTTTGTTTTTTCCATTTTTAGTTTCCCTTTTGGTTTCTGTTTTGGTTATTAAAATCTTTAATACACTTGTCCATCGCCGTGTAAGCCGTGGTACAGGTTTCAATACGATCTAATGCCTGATTCAGCCCGTCAGCTAAATCGCCATTAGTTTTAATATTTACGCTTAACGGTCTACATTCGGTTGTTTGTGGGCAAATTAGCTGTAAATTATTTACTTGTGGCTCTTTGGTTGAGCACGCCAGCAACATCATCAGGCACGCGGCCATAAGTCCAAATTTTATTTTCTGCATTGTTTAGCACGTCCTTTAGTTGTTGCCGGCGTTGTTCGGCTTTTTTGTTAGCTTGATTGAGTAGCTCGGTCAATTCCGCATTTTGCGTTTCATACCGTTGCAACATCGCTTTGTTTTGTTCAATGGTTTGTTCGCTTTGTTTTAACAAAAGTGCGGTCGATTCTGCTTGTTTTTTGTAGTGCAGAGTTGAGCCAATACAGCCCACAAAAACGATCAAAAACGCACCGATGACCAAGAATTTAAAATTCATTATTCCCCCAGACAAATTGCCTTTTCTTTTGTGCGGCGCATTTGTAAGCCTTTTAATACTCGACCGCCCGATTTATTGAAATCAGAAATGTGATTGCACATTAATGTCCAGTCTTGCGCTTTTGCCGCACGATAAATCGTTGTAGGCAATGTCATGCCGTGTTTTTTACTGTAATAGCGCTTGATATTGCCACAGCCTAAATTAAAGGCTAAAGACACCATGGCATCATATTGCCCTTGATTCATTTCTCTGCCGTTAAAATCGGCGTTGATACAATTTTCTGCCTCTTTAATGTTGCGACGTAAATCGGCGGCCACTTCGTCAATGGTCAAAACTTTACTTTTATCTACGTTGTGGGTATTGCCTACGCCATTCGTCCATACATCGGCAGGGCATTTATATGGATTGCGCACACAGCCTTCTAAATTAACAATCATATAAACTGCTTGTGGGCTGACTTCGTTTTGCAATTCTGCTGGCAAATCTTTTTGTTGAGCAAAAAAAGCAGTCGCAACAGCCGCCGCAGAACATAAAATCATTGCACCAAATTTTTTACTCATCACTAATTCCTAATTTTTTCGCCTCAATTTTTGCCGCCAACATTTTGTAGGCTAATTCATCTTTACGTGCTTGCACGTCTTCTTTATATTTTCGGTAGGCAATCCATACTGATGCCGCACCAAATAAAATACCGAATATTGCTGCCCACTCATTTAGTGTAAGTCCTGATACAAAAGCAACGATAGATGCAACAAAAGGCTGAGTACTATCCATTCTGTTATTCATAATAAAAATCACCTTAAAGCATTTAGGAAACTGACCGCACTTGCTTTTTTATAATTGTTGTACGTCAGAACGGCCAGCACCTAAATTCGGTTAACCGATAAGATCACGTGTATCTTCGTCAGATAAATAAGGCACACCATTAATGCGCACGAAATCTGGGCTTGTGACAAAATATTTCAATTTTTTTGTGCTTTTCGCACCGCCTTTTGGGTCGATGTTAAGCACATCAGTTAAAATAATTTTATTGCCGTAAGTTTCCACTTTGTCGCGCACACCGCCACGCATTGCGAAGAACGTGAAATCCACTTCTGGCAAGCTGCGATAACTGCCTGCACTAGCTGCCGCTTGTGATAATTTTTGAAAGTTTTTTGAATCAAGCTCAATTTCACCTTCTGCAGCTACATCACCGCTGACCCAACCATCAGGAATACCACGGGTTAAAGCCACAGCACTATTATCACTAATGGATAGATTCACTGATTCCACGTGGATCGGAAAGCCCATCATATAGAAATCAAAACTCATTCCGCTGATTCGTTCCATTTATTAATCTCCTAACGTTTCCAAATCTAAGAAAATGTTTGCCGTAATATCTTTCGGGCAATCGTAAGGGCGAACTTTGATATAAATCGTCACCTTGGTTTTGCTTTGCCATACAATCGTAATGGCACCATCTTTTGGCGGCATACATTCACCTGGAAAATCTTTGCCGTTGATGGTTGCGGATTTGCTCATGTCGCGCATCGGTTTGGCAAAATAGCCTTGGTGATATGCCGTACTTGAGGTTGTGGAGTTAAAAGAACGGTCAGCAATTTTCGCGATAGCCAATAAACGTACTTTACGCGCGACTTTATCCACTACTCGGACGTTTTCGATCACTTGATAATCGCCGCCTTCTACGTCTAACGTGCGACCATCTGCCCAGTAGTAGCCATCATAGTCTGGATACCACATCGGCACAGAATAACGTGCAGTTTCAAGTGATTTTAAATGCGCAAGGGTAAGCTCATTGCCATCTTTGTCTAACGGTTTTTCGGCACTGCCTAGACTCACTAACGCACCTGTTTGTACCCGTGCAGGGCTATCTGCCACCGTCACGGCACGATTTGCCAAACGTCCTGCCAATACGCCCGCCTCATTGCCGAATAATAAAGGCACAAGGCAAACGTGATCGGCGACAATGGTTTGTTGCAAAGTGGTAAGTTTCTGCACATATTGATCCCATGTTTCACCATCAGATTGATCATGATTAATACCTTGTACAGCCTGTATGAAGAAAGTACGACGACCAAATTTAGCAAGTAGTTCTGCGTAGCATTCTTGCAATTTACCAATACTTGCTTTATCTACGCCTAAATATCTGGTATTGACACAATATTCAAAAGAGGCGGTTTGATTGGCTTTTTTCACACATTCGACAAAGTCATAGCCGTCTTCTTGTGCAATATAAACATGCGCAAACCAGTTTTGCCCCGCATTAAGCATTGCCGCACGCACTTGTTTTTTTAAGTCTGTATCGGTTTCGCCAAATACTTTGTCAAAATCTGAATCAGGCGTTAATGCCAATAACTTTCCTGGATTAACGGTGCCTACGCCGACAAACAAGGCGTGGCGTTCGATTTCCTTAGTTTCGCCACTTAACTGATTAAGAGCGTTAATTTGTACAGATGGGAACATTCTTTATTGTCCTCTTATTGTTGTTATTAGAATTTGGTTATTTTATGGCTGTAAGTGATATCCAGCCTTTTCAAAGCCTTTCAATAATTCTTCGGTGATAATATCGGCATTGCGGTTTTCGTTTTCATCTAAGAATTGCCGTTTTGCCATTTTGTAAGACGTTAAGCCACGTCTTGTTTCAATACCTTGTTTTTTTTCCATCATGCGGATAATTAAACCGGCTTGTCCACGTGTCATACTTTGTCGAATGGCCTTCATCCGGATTTTTTTATATTTTTGTTTACCTTTTTTTGTTTTACCGTTGCGCACTTGATAACCTAATTCTTTTAGTCGGTGTGCCTGTTGCGGTGTTGCTGGTTTATGGTTTTCTTCCAGTAATTTTTTTAAGGCTTTTTTGTCTTTTGGGGTTTGTTCAACGGGAACTTCTAGTCCGTACTGATGAATAGCTCTAACTTCTGCCCATTTTGGATCGGTGTAAAAAAGTTTGCCGCGTTCTCCTTGCTGTTCTAATTTCGAATTTAAATTGACCGCACTTTTTTTCAGCAACTTATTTTTACGTACACCACCTTTTAATTTTTTCTTTCTTGGTGTCCATGCTTTACCATCTGGCGATTGTTGATGACTTACATTTTTTTCAGCGTTATCTTTTAATCGCCACAATACTTTTTGCATCACTTGATTACGCATTTTCGGTGTAAGGCGTAAATACAGTAATGTATGCTTTAATTTTTCTACTGTACCTGGCTTCAGCCCCATTAAAATCTTCATTTTTCAACCATCGCCACAACATCAATATATTCAGCCGTAAAGACTTCAATATCGTCCAATCGGTAATTCATCCCATCAATTTTTAATTTTCCTTCGCTATCTTCTATTGCCGTCAGTGGCTCACGGAAAGCGATAGTAAAGATTAAATCTGCTGTGTTATCGTCGATAATGTCTAAATCAAAAGGGATTTCGCCATCATCTAACACATCGCGCATTTGATCGTTTTCGTTTACCCACACTTGGATAAAAGCCATTAAATAAGCCGGTGAAATTTCATTGAACGGCAACGCCTCAAAGTGAAATACACCGTTGTAAGAAAGATGACACACTTCTATGCCGTTTTCGGTCACTTGTCGCCCTTCGTTCAACAATTTTCCGTCTTCAATCCAGCTGTAAAAATTCCCGTGATAGCGTTTCGGCAATTTTGTGAGCAAAAAATCAGTGAGTTGCTGATACAGCATTTTCTTTACAGTAGCCACACTGAACCCCGTTTTTTACCTTTTAATGTGCGAATAGCATGAGTTGCCTCAGCTAATAGGCTTTTTTGTTCGGCCACATATTCGCGATTTTGGTGAATTTCTCGCCCCGAAAGCGTATTAAATTCTGGTAACAACTCCGCTTTTGCTCTGGCGAATACTGCCTTCTTGTAAAGGCTTTCTGCGTAATTTTCGCCGTCAATACGTTGCGCTGAAATTTCTTGCACAGAATTGATTTTGCTTTTGCGGTAGTTTTCTTCCACTTCTGCTAAATCAATGTTAATCCCTTGCATAGCAGCAATTAGTGCCGCCTTCACCATTTCAACGGGGATCTGTAATGGAATTGCCCGTTGTTTTTGAAATTCATCAATAGTGATGTCACACCAGAATCCGCTATTTGTGATCGTAGTGTCATCGTAATCTTGTGTTCTGCCGTTAAACATTGCCTTCCTCGCTGTTTTTGAGTGGGCGGGCAGTGAGTTTTTCAATAACAAGATCAAAATCAATTTGCTGTTTTTCCAAACTCAATCCCGCCACTTGGGGAAGACTGGTCGGGTCGTAATCGCCCGATTTTGCCAATGCGTTTAAACGCATGACACAACGCTCAATCATATTTTTTACACCCGCTTTCTGATTGAGTTGGAAAGCGCGGTTACATAACTGAATAGCCAGTACAAGGGTTTCGGCATCATCAATACCACTGGCTTGTACTTTGCCTTGAGGACTGCGTAAAAGCAGTGCCGCCGCTAATTTTAGCCACTTCGCTGTGACAATTTCGTGCAACTTCCACTGGGTCGCCACGTTTTTAAAAGTTTGTGAAAAATATGGCTCCACGGATTGACCAGCTGCGGCGGTTTTATCTGTCCAGTTGTAGATTTGATCGGCGACGAAATTCGGCAATGTGGTTTGCCACCCTTGCGGCATAGATTGATTTTGCTCAATTGCTTTTTCAGCCAATGACAAGGCTCGGTCAAAATCAGCAATGTCAAACAAATACACAATGCAATAAACCAAGTAATCATTCTGATAAATTGCCCCTTTATCTAAATATTCATTCACAAAGGGCAACCACTTTGGCAAAAAGCGGTTGCGTTTGTAATCTAATTTTTCGGTACGTGTTGGGAATGCGCGCACCGCATTAACATCGTTTTGTAAGGCAATTTCAAGCACGGCATAATCATTACCGTGAATCGCAACCGCACTTTTTTGTGTGTTGCTCTCTGATACTTGATTAATGTCTGCTAGTGCCTGCATTTGACGTTGAAAATCTCGCATTCCCATTTTTGGTTAGTTCCTATTCTTCACCATTTAATTTCACTTTGGTATGGTCGATAGCGGTCATTAAACCTAAATCTTCCACAACATAGCCTTCTTGACGATAATAAGATGTCACCACACCTTTTTTATCTTCATCGTTACGCAAAGAGCGACGTACACTTTCAGCTTCGGTATACACGCTTAAGTTTTTAAGCGTTGTCACAGCTGCAGCGCGTGCCGGGAAGTTCGGCGGAGTAATAGCATTCATGCCGCCGAATGAACCCATTAAGTTATGTGAACCTAATGCGGCTTTTTCGGTAGGGGTTAAACCATGTTTTTTCTGAATGAGTTTCGTTTCTTTGCTAACTAAATCAGCACCAACAAGGAAGACTAAATCATTTCGGTTTTGATGACGGAAATCTAAGCCTTGTTTTAAGTCAAAGGCTAAATCATCAAGATTCGCATAATCCGCGTTATCGCCAAAAATGGTAATTTTGCCTGAGGATTTTGTAGATTCGGTCATGAAGTTGGCCGCACGTTGTTCTTGTAAAAGTTTCAACCAGCCTTTATTCACATCAGACAAATCTGCTTCAGTTGTATTATCTGCTACGCTTTGACCGTTCCAGCCAATTTGCAAGATGTCTAATGCAACTTGGTTTTGGAAATATTCGCTATAAAGCTCAACAAGACGATCCTTGAAAATGGCGAACGAATCGAATAATGCCCATGGCACAATAATGCCACTGTCCGTTTCCGCTAATTCAAAGCCATTTTGTTTATGATCAAGATTAGCCAGATTACGACCAGTTTGTTTACGACCAGTCACACCTTTTTCTGTTGCACCAAATAATTTTTGACCCTTCGTATGTGCTACCTGAATCATATTAATTTGTTTCAAGAAATCGGAACGTTGTTGAATATTTTCGCCTAACATTGCTGCTTCAGGTGCTTTAAGTGCAAAACTTTCTCCGCGCAACACCGAATCAAGAGGTTGATTAAAGTGTTTCGCTAATGCTGCCGCTAGGGCGTAATACGCTTGTTTGTTCATTTTTTAGAATCCTTTTGATAAGTCGATGTTGTAGCCGTTTACGCTATATACATTTTCGTTTTCAACGGTTGGCACACCATTTGGCACAATGGTTTGTTCTTGGCTTAATTCGTTGAATTTTTTATCCAACGCCTGAACCGTTGTTAAAAGTTGATTGAACTGTTCCGCTGTTACGCCTTGCGGTTGTTCATCTTTCTTTTCTGTTGGTTGTGGCTCTGGCTTGGTTTCCACTTTAGCTGAAAAATGGCTGTCAATTTTGGTGCCTAAACCATTCATCGCATCAATTAATTGCTTGAACTGTTTATCGTTCATTGCATCGTCCTCTTTATTATTGTTGTTATTGGGAGTTGGTTGTTCTTCCGGTTGTTCGGAAGATGAAAAGAATTGTTTGATCGCGTTGAAAAAACTACGTGTCATTTTTTCTTCTTCATTTTCTTTTGCAGAAAAATTCACTTTGACGAACTCGCCAAAAATCATGTCTTTTTGCTCTGCGCTAAAGAATTTCAATTCTGTTGTACCGACAGATGCTGGGGAATCGGTGACACCTAAACCCGATAAATAAGCCTTGCCGCTGTTGCGGAAATTCGGGGTAATTTCAATGCTGGTGAATAAATACTGACCCGCTCTGTTGTATTCGATTAATTCTTGGTTTGGCGCGATGATGGCAAAAAGTTGTGTTTCGCCTTTTTCATTTTCTTCTGCTTTCAGTTCGATCACTTGCCCCATATTGAACCAACGGCGATGTTCCGGCCATAAATTCGCGGTGTAGTGTTCTGGATCGTATGTTTCCGCCATTTCGTGCAATTCTTGGGCGGTGATTTGGCGACCGTCCACGGTGTAGCCCGATGTGGCGATACAAATAAAATCAGTTTTGAGTTTAGATTTGTTCATTTTAAAAATGCCTATGTTTCGCTTTGTTTGCGTAAGTGCCGCCATTTTTGCCGATCTTTTTTGCAAAAT